TTAAAATTGATAGAACACCAACAATTTATGGATACATCAGAATCAAATCTGTTCATAAAGAAAAATTAAATGATATTACATTTATTGATGTAATCCAAGAAGGATTTCATTCAAGAAAACAATATTTAGAATATTTTATGAAAATTAACGATATTACTGATATTGATACTGAAGTTTGGGTAATAACATTTGAACATTTAAAAGAAGGAGTTGGAGAATAAAATGATAATTGAAAAAATGAAATTAGATGATATGGTAAGTCCTGAATGGAACCCAAGAGATATTACACCTGAAGATATGGAAAAATTAAAAAGAAGTTTAAACGATTTTGGATATGTAGACCCAATCATAATAAACAAAGTCAATAATCATATTGTAGGTGGAAATCAAAGATACTTCGCATTAAAAGAGTTAGGATATACTGAAATTGATGTAGTATTCATCGATGAACCTGACTTAAATAAAGAGAAAGCATTAAACATTGCATTAAACAAAATTACTGGAGATTGGGATTTTGAAAAATTACCACAAATCATAGATGAATTATCAATCTCTGGATTAGATATAGAATTAACTGGTTTCGATGATTTGGAATTAAAGGAATTAATCGGATTTAATGAAGATTTAGGTGATGAAGATTTTATTGATGATGCACCAACAGATTTTAGTGAGGATTTCCGAGCTGACCCATTGGACTGGCAGGACAGGGGATTCTACCTTGTTGAAGGGGATGAATGGGATCTCGGAGCAATAACAATTAAAGTAAACAAACCTAACCCTGAAGATTATTTTAAAATTCTTATTTCGTATGATGATATGAAAATAAGTGCAGTAAAAATACCTGATACTCCAAATAAAATCGATGAGATTATAGAAAATAATCAGAATAATGTAGGATTGCATCGTAAAGGAGATGAGTATTTTGAATATGATTAAAAGTACACATATTATATTTGATTTTTTTTATGAAGGAGAAATGCCTCATATAGAACAATTAATGGATAAGGCAATCGAAAGTGTAGGAGAATTAACCATAGTTGATAAATTCCACCATTATTTTAATCCTCAAGGATTAAGTCTTGTTTATATTTTAGCAGAATCCCATATAAGCATTCATACTTGGGAGGAATACAATTATATTTCAATTGATATGTATACTTGTGGTGAAGTATCCCCAAAAAACACTCTCGATAAATTTTTAGAAAAAATCAAAATCACAAAACACAACAAACAAATAATAACTCGAGGAGTATAAAAAAATGGCAATCGTATACTTATTCGACATAGATTTAATTGAAAGAAAAAGATACCCTATGTTCCCAAAACTACCAAATCATGCACTAATGAAAATGTCAGCATACTACAAACAAAAAGGATATCAAATAAAATTAATCTACCTACCAAAATATATTCCAAAAGAATATAATCCTGAAAATAAGTATATTGGAAGTGCATTATACAGTGGAAACCTTGAAAACTTCAAAAAAAGAATAAACTACCTAAATGCAAAACACAAAATAACACTAAACCTCACACACATACATATAGGAACACCATATAATACCTGTCCAATAACAGACCTTGAAGGATTAAAATGCGATTACACAGAATATGACAAAATGATAAAAAAAGATGGAATAAAAATGCAATGGTATCCAAGTAATGTAGGATTTCTAACAAGAGGATGTAAAAGACATTGCAACTTCTGTGTAAATAGAGATAGAAATGAAATCACACCAGTAAGCAATATGGAAGATATTTATGTAAAAAAAGGCAGACCAATATATCTCCTAGATGATAATCTATTCGCAAGTGATGATGCAGTAAAATACTTCAACGAAATAACAGAATTTGGAAAAAGACACCCAAACATCAAACTATCACTACAAAACGGAATAGATTGTAGAGTAATGCCTGAAGACAAGTTACAAGCACTCGGAAGAGCCAGTAAATACCTCGGAGCATTACATGTAGCATGGGACAATGTAAAAAATGTTTACATCTTCAAAAACATATGCAAACTAAAAAAATATGTAGGTTCAAACATAGCATGCTACCTCCTACTCGGAGAAGAAGTATACACAGATGAAGAATTTAAAAAAGACATACTCGCATTCTTCTACAGATACTTCCAACTAATGAAAATAGGAGCATCACCAATAAACCAACTCTACGAAGATGACAGAGAAGAATACCAAAACCCATACTGGGACTTATACACAGTATTCTTAAAACAATACAGTTTCATGCATCGTGGAAGATATGTAAACATATACAGAGAACTACCACCAAATTACCTCCCATATGCAAAGAAAATAATAAAACTACTCGGAGAATACAGTTGGTTAGTCGAAAAACCAATAGGGAACATTTTACGAAACCCAAAATTCGATGAAAACATGAAAGACATAGCAGACTATATAGGGATAAAACATTACAGTATCCCAAAAGAATTATATGTCCAACATGTAAAGCAGGATTTGTAAAATGTCCCACTATATTAAGAGTAGGGGGACAAGAATATGGCAAGATTAAAGTTTAGTGAAGAAATTGTAGAAAGGTTATGTACTGCTCATGAGAATGGTTTACCACAGAAGGCATGTGCTCAGTTATGTGGTATTGACAGGAGAACATTGTATCGTTGGTTGAAAAAAGGAGAAGAAGCAAAAAGTGGTCGATACAGAGAATTTTACCTTAAATGGCAGAAAGCAAATGCTAAATTCCAATTATATCATTTAAAAAAGATTAATGATAGTCAAAGTTGGATGGCATCACAATATCTCCTTCAAGTAACAGACCCTGATTCTTATGTAGTAGCAGAGAAACAGCAAATTGAAGCAAATGTTGAAGCAGATGTTGATGCACAGACAATTCAAGCAGATTTAACAGATGACAAATTTATGGAAAGTGAATTAAAATTTATGAAGGAATTACTGAAAGATGAATGAACATGGAAATCTTGGAATAGGAAGATGGAGTATCCTAATTAACGAAGGAAGATGGATACCAAGAAATTTTGATATTCTCATAATAGAATTATTACAATATGCTATTCAAGGTAGAGTATCGAAGATATTACTATCTGTACCATCAAGGCATGGGAAATCTACTCTTATCTCCAAGAATTTCGTATCATATTTTCTTACACATTTTCCTAATGACCATGTAATCTTATCTGCATATTCTCACGATTTAGCATCAGACTTTGGAGGACAAGTAAAAGATATCGTAAATTACTATGGACATTACTCCCCTTATAATGTAAAATTATCTGAAGATACCAAATCCAAATCCAAATTCAATATCGCTAAACCATACAATGGGCAAATGTTAGCAGTTGGTGCAGGAGGAGGTTTACTAGGATTTGGTGCAGGATTATTCATTATAGATGACCCAATCAAGAATATCGCAGAAGCAGAAAGTAAAGCAAGACAGGAAAAATTACGAGATTGGATAGGAGGAACTGCAAAGACAAGATTAGAGAAAAGGAATAATGGACTCCCACCGATAATGATTGTAATTGCCCAAAGACTACATTTAAATGATTTGCATGGGATTATCAAGGAGACAGAACCTTACATAGATGCAAAAACAGCTTATACCATCTTACGAAGTGGAGGCAAAATATCTGAAGATACTTGGGTAGATTTCAATTTACCTGCTATCTGCGAAGACCCAACAACAGATTTACTTGGCAGAAAGGTAGGAGATGTTTTATGGGAGAAGCAGAGAGATTATGAATGGTTAATGGCAGAGAAGAGAGCAATGGGAAGTTATCTCTTCAATGCTATTTATCAGGGACACCCACAAGAAAGAGATGGAGAAATATTTAAAAGAGGTTGGTTCTACGATGAACTGACTAACAAATTAACCTGTACTATCCCAAAATCAGAATTACCCAAAGATTTACCTTTATTAAGATACTGGGATTTTGGTGCATCTGCAGATGCAGGAGATGGAACTTCAGGATTATTATCAGGATATGATGGACATACATTATATTTCATAGATTTGATTGCAGGGAAATTTAGTGCAAGGAAAGTATTACGAACCTTCAAAAAGGCATGTTTAACAGATGGAAAGCATGTAAGGGTAAAAGTGGAGCAAGAACCAGGAGCAGGATCAAAATTATTAATTAACAAGTTTAAGCATGAAAAAGAATTAAGAGGTTGGAACATTAGAGCAGATAAAGTGAAAGTAAGTAAAAAAGTAAGAGCATACGATTTAGAAGCAATATGTGAAGATAGAAGATTAAAAATAGTAGAAGGACATTGGAATGAAACATTAGTAGACCAACTAATAGCATTTACAGGAGAAGAAGGAGGAGTTGATGATATTGTAGACACCTGCAGTGGAAGTGCTAGACATTGGTTAAGATATAAGAGGAGAATCAACATATGAATAAAAATAAACCTGATGCTTTTATAGTAATCAGAGAAGATGGCGAACCTGATATTGTAAAAAAGACAATACTTGATGAATACGAATATTCCCATAAAGCAGATATGGATTCACAAGGAAGTAAACAAATTCACGATAAAGGATTTAATTATACACAAGGATTAATCGTACCAAAATATAATCCTGACAATCTCATAAAATTGTTAGATATGAATACCTACCACGAAGGATGTGTAGATGTAGTAAGTAATGATGCAAGTGGAAGTGGATATACCTTTGTTCCAGTAGAAACAGAAAATGAAAAAGAGTTAGATAATCAAGAATTAATAGATTTCTTTGAGAACTGTTTCCCATCAATCAACAAATTATTATATCTCCGGAATTATGACAGGAGAACATTAGGATATGGAGCATTAGAGCTTATTCGTGAGAAACGAAGTAAAAGCAAACCTTTAAGATTGGCTCATATTCGTGCACACACATTAAGAAGGCATTCCGATGGGGTTCGTGTAAAACAACAAGTAGGCACAAAGACAGTATGGTTCATAATCTATGGCAAGAACAAAGATGAAAAAGGTAAAATGTACGATGTACATGCCGATACAGGAGAAATCCATAATTACAATAGTTTAAAACCTGAAGAAAGAGCAAATGAACTCTTATGGAGTGTAGACTATGACCCTGAAAGCAGTTATTATGGTAGACCAAAAGTAGCATCTGTACTACAAGCAATATCAGGAGATATAAGCAGAGCCACATATAACAAAAGTTTCTTCAAAAACTATGGAATACCTGCATTCGCAATTACCATTAGTGGAGATTTCCAAGATTATCTCGAAGAACCATTTTTAGAAAATGGAGAACCAAACCCTGATTATGATGAAACCAAAACTTTGAAATATAAAATTACCAAACAATTACAGGAAGTAATGAAAAATCCTCATAGTGCAGTATGTATCACTGTACCAAGTGAAGGAGAAGAGGGAAATGTAGAAATCAATCTTCAACCATTATCTGTAGAAACCAAAGAAGCAAGTTTCAGATTATACAGGCAAGATAATCGTGATGAAATATTACATGCTCACAAAGTACCACCTTACAGATTAGGAGTGAATGAAACAGGGAATCTCGGAGGCACAAATGCAGGAGAAGCAAGTAACACTTACCTTACATCAACAGTTTTACCTTTAAAAACAGATGATGAAGCAGATATAAACCTCTTACTCAGAGAAGAGTTTGGAGTAAAAGATTGGAAATTCCAAATAACCAATATCGACCAAAGAAACGATTTAAGAGATATTGATGCAATAGTGAAATTGTTTGATATGGGAGCAATCACACCAAGACAAATCATAAATTATATCGGAGCAAAATTTGGAATAAAACCTGAAGAGGACAATACTTATCTCGACGAATATTTTGTAAAAGGACAACCAATAAGCAAATTATTCGAGAATCCTATGATGAATCCTGAAGGACAAAATATGGTAGATAATCTCGGAAACGAATTAGTGAATGAAGCAAAGGAGATTAATATCAATGATAGCGAAGAAGGAAGCAATAATGAGAATGACCTTAAAAACAGTAGCAGTCAAAAAGGAAATGAAGATTTTGGAGAAAGAATCAAGAGCATTCTCAAAAAGGGAGCATAAAGTATCAAGGGAAGTATCACGATTCTTCGCAAGATTAGAAAAAGAAGTATTGAAAAATCTTAAAGAAAACTGGGATTATATTAGTTTTTCATTTCAACTACCTAAAATAACAGAACCTATCCTTAGAAATAAAGATGATTACATTGATTTACTGGATAATGAGTTAAACCCTATATATGAAAATGGGCGAAACATAGCAAGAAGAAGATATGAGTATGCGAAGTATATCAGTGAAACAAAAAATACTAGTACAAAATCAGATGAGTATTTTTATTCAAGTAGTTTATCAAAAAGAATTAAAAAAATCAGATGGTCACAATTAGAAAGAAATAATATAGAATTAGCACAATGGAAAAGAACAAAACCTAATCCTTTAGACAATTCACTATTTGGCTATAGCAGTCAAGTAAACAGAGAGTTACATCAAAATAATTTTGTAGCATCAGAAAAAACAATGAATCGTGTTAATCAAGAAATTAACAATATTCTTGCAAATTGTTATAACAATGGAGAAGGAATAGATGAAACAGGAAAAGCCATAAAACACAAGTTCTCCATGCTAAAAGGATACGAAGCAAACAGAATAGCACGAACAGAAACCCATACTGCACAAGAATTAGGGATACAAGATGAATACGATACTTTAGGAGTAGAGTATACCCAATGGTTAACTCATATAGATGAAAGGACAAGAACCTCACATCAAGAAATAAATAAACAGATCATCAGAAGAGGAAGCACATTCAGTAATGGACTACGATACCCTGGAGACAAAAGTGGTCCTATTGAAGAATGGATAAATTGCCGATGTGTCGATATACCTTACATACCACCTGCAGGTATGATGTTCCCACCTGGACAAATAAGATATAAAGAATCCGACCTTATACCTGACCCAACATTTAATAGTAAAATCAAGGAATTTAGTGTAGATGACTTGTTAAGTGGGAAGTATAAAGAAAAGTTAAGAGGAACATTAGAGCTTAAACCATCTAAAGAAAGAATAGAAGAGTTATATACGGAATTTGCTAAATCGTATACTTTTAGAGGGCGAGATAAAATTACTGATAATGAATTTGATGAATTATTAAAGAAATATGAAGAATTATTGGAAAAATATCATTTAGAAGAATTAGACTGGGCATCTAAAGAAGGATTATTTTTTGAAAATTTCAGTGAATATGCGATGTGGCAATCAGGAATTAAAGGCGAAAAATTCGCTAACTTACAAGATGACTGGATGATTTTTGAAGAAGTTTTAACAAGAGATTTTGAATTAGATTATTTTGAAAGTAGAATCCAATCTATGTCCGAGAAAGAAATTTTAGATTTACTTGATACTGAATATGGTATTACTAAAAAAACATTAGAAAAATTTAAAGAAATATATTCAAAACTTAAACTTAAAAGGAATTTAAGTACTGGGAAAGAAAGATTTTTAGATTTCATGGATAGATTCTATTTTGGTACAAAACCTATTAAAGCAGCAATTCCCCCAAAGTATGATAGATTAGGTCCTGCAGATAGGATAACATATGAACATTTGAAGAGAAAAAGATTTTTGTCTACTCGACAAAAAGAATTTTTAGCAGAATGTGAAAAAAGGGCAAAGGATACGAATATTATTACTCGGAGAGTTACTAAAAATATAAGTGATTTTAGAAATGGAGAAGTATTATATAAGAGTCCAGTTGGTTCAAAAATTGAAGATGAAGAATTTATAGAGTTCTATTTTAAAGATAGGAATCTTACTATATACTTTTCAACAGAGATAAAAGATTCAAGTAGAGATACTGTTTCTATCACCAAAATTTTAGATTACTTGGATTCTAAAGATGATATTCTAAAGGAGTCATTAGAAAGAATTGTAATTACAAATAGGAATAGAATCTATTCTCAAATGTCAGGTCAATATGTTGGAGGATGGGCAAATAATAAGGGTATTGTAGTTAAAGGTGTTCATGGAATGAAAAAGGTGGAAGATATCCTTGCTCACGAAGGAGGACATAAAATTGATAGGAGAATAATTTTAGAACATAAACCTCATATGATGAAAGATAATATTTCAGGTGATGCTATATTCCAAAGAGCATATGACAAAGATATGTCTGATAGGATATCAGGAAGAATTATAAAAACAGATAAACCATCTAATTTAGCTAGACAAGATAACAATAAGATATGGATTTCAAGATATGCCGAGAATAAGAGATATTATGGGAGAAATGATTATGTAGAAGCAGTTGCAGAATGTTGGAGTGCTTATTTTAACGAACCTTCATGGTTTAAAAGAAATTATCCTCATACTTATAATTATTTCGATGATGTTGTTAAGAGATATAAGAATTTTAGAGAACCTATAAAAATGAATCAATCTTATGATATTGAAGATATTTTTGATTATGAAGATATTGTTACTAATTTTAATTTAAATCCGAAAGATAACATACTATTAGATGATTTAGAGCAACTAAAAGCGATGAATAATGGGATTTTACCTTCTGAATATAAGAATGTTTATCAGAAATTATCTTCTCAAAGAAGAT